TTGTTACAGCTTCAATGACTTTAGGGTCCTTAAATACCTCTGCTATTTTTGCTGCAACTTCTCCTAAAGCTGAAGCAACAATTGGAAGGATTCTTTCTAAAATAGGTAAATATATCTCTACAAGTGTTTTCATTGCAGGATTGAATTTTTCAAAGAAATTCTCTTGAAGCTTAAGTCTTAGCTCTTCTAGTCTGTCTTTAAGACCGATAATGTAGTCAACAAACTCTTTAGCAGCAGGAGACATTGCAATAGAAGGAGTTCCCATAACAATATCTAGGGCTTTTTTAGCTCTAGCAGTGTCTTCTATAGCTTCATCGACTGCCCGCTGAGCTAGGTACAGTGCTCTAATATTTGCAAGCTCTCTTTCAGATCCCTTAAGCAGCGAGTCATCAATTTCTTTAAGAGCTTTTTTAGCTTCTACAACACCTCTTACGGCCTTTGCAGCATTGATCTCTGCATCGTTTTGAGATTCTTTTGCTTTCTTTAATTTTTCTTCAGCAGCTAGTACTTGTGCGCTGCCGTCTACGCCAGCCTTATTTGCCTGAGCAGTTTTCTTTCGTAAGTCACCATTCTTATCAATTGCACGACGCAAATTAAGATCTGCTTCGGCAAAAGCAAGCTCTGCCTCACGGCGAGCACGAGAGTTAGGTGGAAGATCCTGAACACGCTGTAGGGAGTCACGAGCTTTTTCAAACTCAAGGCGTGCTTTCTTTTCAGAAATAACTCCACCCTCAAGCTCAAAACGAAGCTGTTGGATTGCTTCCTTAGCATCTTCACGAGCTTTTGTTACATCTTCAATTGCTTTTTCAGTATTTTTTACTGATTCTTGATAGCTACGCTCTGCTCTTTCAGAAGCAATAGTTGCATCTGCTACAGCATCAGCTGCTTGATTTCTTCTTTCTTCTAAATCTTTAAGAGCTCTCGCCTGATCTTTAACAAGTTGACCGTAAGCGTACTCGGCGTCCTCTTGGGCAGCTAAAGCATCGTTGTATCTTTCCGAGGCATCTGCAGCAGCGTCAACACCCTTAGTTTGATTGCCAATTGCTTCGCCAACACCTTTAAATACTTGTTTTAAGACAGAAGCACCTACTGCTACAGCACCTAATATATTTCCAAACCCTAGTAATACAGGGCTAGCAGCTCCAACAATTCCAATAAGAACACCGATACCACCAATTAAAGCACCGATTGTTCCAGCTAGTGCAGTAAGTGCAGCACCCATTACATAGCTTTGCATTGTCAGTGCTCTAAAACCTTCTCTAGCACTTAAAACACTTTGAGAAAAAGCTTGAGGGAATACATCCATGATGCTTCCAGTAGCATTTCTAGCAAATGCTTTAGAGAACGAGTTTCCTAAGGAAGAGCCTTGTTCGTCACCAAGGTTATCTAGTCCTCCTAGACCTCTTTTTACATCATCTTTAAAACCAGATGTGACGGCACGGACAAAGATCTCTGCACTACCTACAACTGCCATGCCATCACCTCCTAGTTATTTAAGTAATTAGAGCTCGAATGGAGCGTCTAAAAGATTTCCAAATGGTTTTGCTAAGTCAGGATTAAAATCTGTTGGTCGCACATAAGATTTTGTAGGACCTTTTAGTGGATCTTCTTCTTGAGAAGGAGTGGACCCTTCTTCTTGAATAGTAAAGTCCTGAGGAAGCGAAAAGTCTTTTTCTGTTTCTGTTCCAAATTTATAGTCTTTATTATACATTGTTCTATAAATTGTTTTTCTAATTCTTGATTTAGCATCAACTTGGTCTGCGTTAGAAAAATTGTAGTCTTCTTCCATGTAGTAATGCAGTACATCTAACATGTCAGAAATCTCCAATTCTTCTAATCTAATACCGTTGGTCAAAGCTTTACCGTTAACATAGGGCCAGAGGTCTATTGCCCACTCGCAGATTGCTCTGGCCCCTTGTTCGGGCGGTTTGAATACTCTTGCACCAACCAACCAGCAATTTCTGCCAAAGACTCAACAGTTACAATCTTTTCTGAATCAAGTAATGTTTGAAATCGTGCATAGCTTTCCTCTTGGAGTGCTTTGCTAAAAAATAAACTAATACCCTGAGCTAGAACTACAGGATCAGCTGATGATGACATTGATGCCATATCTAGCAAAGCTTTTCCTTGAAGATTTGGTTTACATGAAAAGTCTTCATTGTGAAGTCTAAAATTTAACGGCTCGGAGTTAACTACCCCGCCGTCACCAAAATCTTTAAATCGTGTTGTCATCTATTATTCCTTTTCTGTCGTTGACGTACTACTTTCGTAGTTATCGTTAGATAATTATATCTTGTCTTTCAAAGCATCAGATAAGTATCTGTTTGCTCTTGTACCTGGATGATTTACAGAGTGTGCGTAAACAATTCTTCCTCTTGAGACAAAACGAAGAACTTTTCCAGTTTTTGGAGTTATCACATGAGGTCTAGTGCCTTCGTGATGGTCCAAAGCATATGATTCTTCTGAGCCAATCCAGAGGTACTGCCCTCTAGCATCTCTCATGTGCCTCATATGTAGGGAGGCTCTAAGCCTTCCTGTTCTTACTCCCACTCTGGTTCGAGCAGAAGTAAGAATTTCATTTCCCTTTTTTTGTAAATACTGACCGACTTCTCCACCTGGTTGGTTTAGTAGTCTATCTAAAGGACCTTCAAACCAATTAATTTTTACATTAGCCATTATGGAACCGCTACAGTAATTGTCATTGTCACAGTCTGAAAACCACCTTCAGGAGCATTGGTCTCAACTGTAGCAATCACTCCTAAACCAAAAGAACCACCTGTTGCCCATTGGTCTAAAGCCCGTGAACTATCAAGAAGAATCCATGCATCATATGCAGAGATTTCTGAAAAAGCTTGAATATCATCTGCTGCTGGAGCTTTACCATTCATAGAGACAGTAGGAACTTCTCTAGATACAGAAACAAGTAGAGTTGCACTGCGTGGATCATTGCATCGGCGAGGTTCTGTTGCTTCATCTCCTGGAGATCCGATATACATTTGCAATAATGAAACTACAACTTGCTCACAGTCAACAGAAGGATCACCAAGAGTCCAATATCTACGACCTGGTAGCGGCATTGTGTATGATGCATAAGTACTGATAACGGAGTCAAGGACTCCTTGCATAAGTGCAGCTAGATTTTTTGCTGCGTCATCTACAGTTGCTGTATTGATAGGCGTAGGCATATGTCCTCTTGTCTTTAGGTTGTCGTATTACACAGTATAGATTGGAATTGTTCTTTCCCCCAGCTGAACGATAACGTTGCTGGAGACTAGGTGAACAACTTCATTTACTGCTGGGTTTCCAAGACTTGGTCTAACTGCGTAAAGATCCAAGACTCCTGGATCACGAGGGCCTATAATAGAATTAATTTGTGTAAATGTAGCACTTACTCTAATTGTATTTTCTACACGATCAATTACAGCAGCATTAGGGATTTCTGTAGTTGTATTGTTATTAATATCTGAAACATTAGTTAAGATTGTCCAAGCGTTATCTCCATCAAGGAATCCAGCTGCAATCTCTGAGAAATAATAAATATTAGATGTGCCATCTGCACCAACGTAAAGATCGTTAGCACTAAGAGGGTATAGAGGAGATGCGCCAGTAATGCGGCGAGCACGAGGAATATCTGGAGAGAAGACACGAGAACGAGCACGGGCCTTGTCTGGGTTAGCTGTCTTAAGAAATAGATCGATAGCATAAATACCAGTGCGAAGTTCGTCAATAAAATCTTGGCTATCAAGAAGAGTATATGAGACACCTTGACGAGATATAGAGGTCACACGTTGCGGTAGGGCGCAGGTATCGTCACCTTCATATAGTTTTACTAGCTCTGTTGCTAAAACACGGGCAGCGGCTCTTCCAGCCGTTGGTGGAGGGCTTCCATAGGTATATGTAACCTCAACACGAGATGAGAACCAATTAGCTCCTGAAACACCAATAAGCATAGAGTGATCTGCAAGATAGTACTTACTTGGGTCAATAATTTCGCCGTCTAAGTTTCTAACGGTGTGAACTTTTACAACCTTACGGCCACGCAATCTTAGGCGAGATGAAGAAGTTGTTCCATCTCCTTGATAATCTTTGTCATATCCATATCCCACATATGGAACGTTTTCTACGTTACCGTCAACAAGGACTGGAGCGTAGTTAAAATCTGATCCAGCAGTTCTTAGGTATGGATCAAATGAAGATACATAACGCTCTGTAACAGTTGTTATCCCTGAAAACTTACGGCCAGACATTCCCCATAGAAGATAGGAAGCAGTCTTTGCAGCATCATAGGCATAGTCAGACTCAGCATATTCGCCAAGTTCTTCTGGTGTCACCCATAGATTGCTCATAGTTGTCTCCCGTCTCTAATAGAAAAGGCGGGCAACGTGTCAACGGTATATACCATCGGTACGCTGCCCGCCTCCTATTTATTTAATTACGCTGTTGGATCCTCGGTTGATGCAACGATAAAGTCAACTGGTAGATCTGCGTTGTACTCTGCGCTACCTGGTACGTTGAATGCTGTTGTTGATCCTTGTGAGGCAAAGTCTGAAACCGCTAGGTATCCACGGTTACGAAGAACTGTACCTGTTGGTGAGACCGCTGCAGATGCAACATCTGTTGCTGTCTTTGCATAACGGAATGTTGTTGGTGTAGGAACTGCAGTAATTGTGTAAGTACCATTGAAGGTGCTATCCACTCCAGCTACAGTAACTGTCTGACCTGTTAGGAACCCATGTGTGGTTCCTGTTGTCAAAGTAGCAACATTTGATGTTAGAGACTTGTTTGAGATTGTATTAGTTGCTTCATCAAACCAGCGATAGAAGCCCTTAAGACCTGTTGGAGCCCATGATGCACGAGCATATGAGTATGAACGCTCAGATGCTACTGGGAACTCCCAGCGGCCATCTAGACCTGAACCAAATGCAATGTTTCCAAGGCCGTAACCTTCGAATGTTGTAGCAAGCATTCCGTTTTCAATAACACGGTCGCCTGATTGACGTAGCTTGACGTATGGGAATACCCAGTGGAAATAAGGGTTTGTTGCTGCACGACGTCCGTCTGCAACAGCAAATGACCAAACTTCTAGTGCCACGCCGTTACCTGTTGGGTCATCGCCAACAGATGGTGCAGCCCAACCTACAGACTTGTTGTTTGGTGATGCGAAAGAACCGAAGTTCTTACGAAGCAACAAACCGCCTGAGATTAGCTGTGAAAGTTCTGTATCTGGTTCGCAAATTGCGAGTTCCATTGTAATGCGCTTAAGAGTGTCAGGGGCTTTGTATGACACGCATACAGTGCCGTCAGCTGACTTCTCTACAATTTCGTCACCCTCTTCATATTCAGGTGTAAAAGATGTGCGGAGGAACGCCGAAGTTGTGTAGCTGTCTCCTGCTCCATTGAGCAAGTTGCCAGCGGCGTCCAGTCTGGTGACTCGGATCGACACACCTTGGACGCTAGCCGCGTATTCTTGAGTGGCCATTCCAGTGTTCTCCTTCTATTGTTTTTGCTTAGGTGGTTGGTAGTGCTAGTCGTACTGTGTAGTGAATCGATGGATCAAAGTATACCGCAGCTGCACGAACCGCTTTGACTGTAAGGTCATTAGTATTCGAGCTAACTGTGAATCCTTGTCCAAGGTTTTCGTTTACAACTTCAGGCTTGCTTAGATGTACGTCAATAGGTCCAGTTGCAAACATCCACTTGTTTGAAGCAGATGCAGTGGTGTTTGAGTCGCCAATACGACCAGCACCTGTGTAACCAGAACCAATAACTACCTCTGTACCTAAACGAGTCATAGCCTTGCCTGTTTTTCCGCCATCCGCTGGTGAGTAGATGAGGCGTGATCCAAGGATCGATGCCACATCTCGAGTCATATGGATGACTCCATTGATACCTGCAGGTGAGCTAGAAATCGCTTGTTCTAACAGCATAAGTGCTGTTGCTGGAGCTAGAGCACCGCTATTTACAACGGTTGCTGCTCCTGATTCCCTTAAAAAGTCATTCCCATTTGTTTCTGCGAGAGCTGCTACGCCTTCCCAAAGCTCACGCTCCACTGCCTTTTGTGTTACTACATCTAGTTGAGCAAGTGCAACCTTAAAACGATCTTCTCCAGTAAGACCAAATGCTGAACGAGTGTCAGTTACTTGAATGAAGAAAGGATCATATTCTTTAAATTGAGGAAGAGTTGAGGTTCCAACTACTCCACCAGTTACAACTGCATCATTTACTGTAAAAATTTCAACTTCTGGCTGAGAGTCAAATTCATAGCTAAAGCCACGAACCCAACGCTCATCATAATCTGCACCGCCGTGAGTCATTACACGAGCGACACTCAGAAGGCCACAAGGGGCAGGGGTCAAATCTGGTGCTGGATAAATTCCTCTAAACGCCATTTTTGATCTTCCTTCTTTCTTCTGAGTGTCGACTCGGGTAATTAACTACTAAGGGTTATTCGTGTACGGTTTAGTACTCGATAGCCGCAGCTGTTGCGCCACCTGTTGTGTCACGGAGAGCTGCTGCTACACCGTTCACTGCGATGGTTGATGTGACTACAAGTCCTTCAACACCAATTCTTGCAACACCTTCGAAGGTTTCAACAAACATCTTGTAGTCGTTTGTACCAACGAGGGTTGAGTCACGGATAACACCAAGATCCAATGTACCGCCATCTAGGAACAAGAATGTTCCTTCAGCGAACATGTACCAAACGAATGTATCAGCAAACTCGTTAAGTGCTGATGCACTCTGAGCGTCTGTGAAATCATCAATGTGGTATGTGATGTTGATGTTGCGTGATGCAATGTAGCCATCGATCTCTGCAGCTGCATTGAGACTTGCATCTCCTGGCATTTGTAGAGCTAGATCTGCTGCCATTGCGTCCTTGATCCAGTATGGAGCAATAACGCGAAGTGGAGCATCTGCACCTAGACGGTGACGGCCACGGTAGTTAGCTGCTGCGCGACCTAGTGTTACTAGGAAGTCACGAGCTACACCAATTAGTGAAGTTGAAGTAACTGCAGTTGAAAGTGCAGTTAGACGAGTCAAGATTTGACCTTCTGCTTCACGAGCGTGCTGAATAAGACCAAGCTCGTTGTGGCGAGCGATCAATTCAGGATATGCACGAGACATCAAGTTACCGAACTGTAGCTGTAGTGTTACAGCATCAGTAGCAACTGTGGTCTCTGCAGCAGCAGCAACTGTCAAGCTAAGCTTTGCAGATGGGCTTGGAGTCTGTGCTGAGTCGTTTGCTGCAGTCCAGATACCAACAGCGTTAGCGTATGAGCTAAGTACTGGTGGAGTTACGAAGCGAATACCGCCACGATCTGCCTGGAAACGAGGTAGTGCGTCACGAAGTGGACGATCAGTGGTACCAAGACCAAAGATGTCGTACTTAACTTCGAATGGTGCTGAGTGGCCACCAGATGCAACAAGTGCTTCTGGACCAGTTACAGCTTGAACCTTTGCCCAGTTTGATTCTGCGTCCTGTGTAAGAACGCGAGCTTCTGGGTATTGTGTAGTGATAGATGCAACAATGTGCTGCTCTCCATCTCCACCATTAACACGACGAAGAGCGTGTAGACGCTTCTCCATCGCTACTGA